TGTTGTCATTTTAAAAACTATTATTTTCGTCAGAGTAATAAGAAAAGATTATATCAGATAATCTTTCCTTTTCACTAGGTGAACAATCTATATCATCTTCCAAGTCTTCATAAAAGTCTTCATCACTTTCATCAGAATAGTAGGATGATAAAAATTTTGTTTCATCTACTTCGCAATCTTCATCGTTATAATTTTCCATATTGTTTCCTTTATTCTAAATCAAAACAATTATCATTATCAGACTCCAGAAACTTTCTGTGAGCCTTGTTTAAAATTTTCTCTAGCTCCGATAGGGTAAGCGTTTGATCATATCGATACTTCATACAACTAATACAACTACACATTTTTTTATCATCAGCTTTCATATAGTCAAGCCAATCTTCAAATAAACCTGTTGCTTTGTTTTTAAAATCTGATAAAGAAGTTTCGTTAAATAATCTATAGTGGAAGATTTCTGAGTAATTTAAATTACCACTTTCTATTTTATTAGCCATATCTTCGCTTTCGTGGTTTCTCCATTCTGCATTATGTTCAATTAGATTTCTTTTCCCGTGTGCAATAAAGATTTGTAAGGCATCAATCTTTCTACCATAGTTTGTTTCATTTAAATACCGACAGTCATCTACTAACACACACTTTTCATGCCAGTTTTTTGGACTGATTTCTAGATTTTCAATATCTAATTTTTTTATTTCATTTAGTTTTTCTTCAAACTTGATAATCCAATAATCTGGATTTAGTTTTCTCATACTAGACCCAAGGACTTGACAAGCTATTCTGTATTGTTCTGGATTACTTTCTTTTGTAATACCTGTTTTTTCGACCTCTTGTTTAATAATATCAGCAAAAGGTATAATTACAGGTGAGTAACCCTTGTTGTAAAGAAACTCTGAAAACCATTTAGTTACTGTAGTTTTTCCAACTCTAGCTTTACCGCCAAACATTATTACCATCATGGAAATATCTCCAAAGTTCTTTAGGTGAAAAAAATGTAGGAATTTCAATATCATGTAAGAAAAGAAAATCAGAAACAAAAGTAGTACATGTTGGTGGAATTTTTGTTTTATTTTCTAATCCAAAATACCTTTTAATTTGATACCATATTAACTGCCAGTGGTGTGTAGGTTTATAAGTCACAACAAAATCAAACCACGAAGGTGAGAGGTGTGGTAATGTTACTGATACTGAGTAATAAGGATCAAGCCCAAGAAATTTCTTGTTTAGCCCCAACTTTATTATTCGTGGTGAACCACCATCAACCGTCAGAAGAACTAGATTATGTGTTTTATTCATAATTTCAATATGAACATGGGTATGTTTTGTACCTTGCATAGCAGCAATTACAAGTTTTCTCCACCCTTGTAACTTAAAGGATGAATAAAAACAAATTTTTATTTTAATAGAATCAGTCTTCATAGTATATACTTAGACCAAGGTAGACTGCCAATGCGTGTTCTACTCTAGCTCCTTCTGAAGTTTCCCAACCATGTAACATAACCAACGCATCTGATTTCATAATAGCATCAAGATCCCTTTTCATACAAGATCGTAGATGTTCTTTAGAATCTAAGCTTATTGAGGATGCACAGAAACCAGCATTCTCATCCATCTCTGCTGGATTAAAGATAATAGAATTAGGGAGTTTGTTTTTCCACTTCCTAGCTGCTCTGTGAAAAGCTGGAAAATTGTGTAGTTCATATCCACGCATTGGACCAGCAATATAAATTGTAATTGAATCTTTATTTAGTGTTTTTTGCATATTCTTTCTCAGTGAGTATCTTTCCAAGTTAATCCTATTGTATAGTCAGCATCAATAGGAACATTTAGTTTTAATTCTATACCAGCTTTATTAGCTGCATTCTTAAGGATTAAGCCAACATCGTCTGCAACTTCTTTTGGTGCGCTGAATTGTAGTTCATCGTGTATGTAAGCCATCTGCTTAACTGTATCACCATACTTATCAGTTATGTCTTTGTTAGCTAAGACCATCCATAGTTTAGAAACAACAGCTCCAGAACCTTGTAACAAAGTATTCAAAGCTGCGTGTTCTTTTCTTACAGGAATGTGTCTACCATCAGGTAGAATAACAGACTTGTGTTTAAGAAATTGAAACCTTACTTCTTCTTGAACTTTATTTAGTGCTGGAATTTCTTTCTGAAACTTTTTCCTAAGTCTATCTGCATTAGAAACAGAACAACCCAATACTTTAGAAAGTTTGGGGTTACTCGCACCATACAGATAAGCATAGATAAATGACTTAGCCAAGTCTCTACTAAGTAATCCTGCTGCTTCTTGATTATGTTTATGTATATCTCCATTCACAAGAATAGATGCATAATCACCATTGTCATACTTTGCCATATAGTGGGCAAGCATTCGTAGTTCCAAGCCCTTAAGGTCTGAGCCTACTTGGATGCACCCGGCTAACGATGGTAGCCATAGATCGCGGATGCGGGGATCGCTAGAGACTTGGGCGATATTCGGTTGGCTATGGGTACATCGACCAGTTGCAGCACCCTGAGGATTAATACTTCCATGTATCCTTTTGTCTCTAGATGTAGATGCCCTTAAGTTCCAATCTTCAACTTGACCAATCAGCTTTATTGTATCAAAGTACTTGACTAGATTCTTAGCTTCTTCATAATCCAAACTAGATAGAACTTCTTCATCTACTTTAGGATTACCCTTTTCTGTGGTGGGTGGTATCCATCCATACTTATCAGTCAAACGATCTGCAATCTGAGTTCTAGAACCTGGGTTAAATACCTCAACTTTATCTTTTAACCTTTTACCTGTTTTTTCTGAATACCTTACATGAATTTTATCTGGAAAGATAGTTCTCATGTTGTCTTCAATGTCAAGCTTTTCTAGTATCAGGGATTTTAAAAGACTGTCACCAAGTTCTAGATTATAACCAAACCCATTTTCTGTTTGTTTGTACAAGACATAAGAAACATTATGTTCAAAGCGAACCAGTGATTTGTTGGCTAGAATAAACGGAAGTTGGTATTCATATATTCGCTCACATAGCATAACATCATTCAAACAGTACTGTCCCATTTCATCACAGTAATTTTTCCAGTTCCCAGTATACTCTGTTTTAGGAAACTTTAAAAACTTACCCCAATGTTCTAAAGAATTACCACCAAGCTTATGATCATTTCTGTCAGGAAACATAAGACGAGAAACAACCAATGTGTCTACCACTAAAGTTGGGAGTGATATGTTTAACAAGCGTATCAATACAGGTAAATCATATCCATAAATATTATGACCAACCAATATATCAAATTTAGATAGATAGGTTTTTAATTCTTTTAATTGATGTTGTTTCCACAACTTAGGTTCGTGAGTAGCACGATCTTTTGTAGCAACACACCAGATCTTAGTACACTCTGGATTAGCAAATCCTTTCTTTTCAATATTTACTTCTGATAAAGAGTTGCCTTCTATATCTATAACACAAGTTTTCATAAACAATTACTCCGTTGTGTTTGGGTTTACAGATTCAAACGAAACTTCTCCACCGTCATCTATAACAAAATCAATTTCCTCTAGTCTACCACTCTTGTGGTTGTAGAATAAAGCTGTAGCAATTCCCGCTCTACCTGTCAGTCTATTCTTCAAGACTCTAACAAGAGTAGTATTTGCTTTTCTTTCATCGGGATTTTGCCTATCTCTTTCTAAACCAATTACAGTATTGGGAACAGAGGATAATGCACCAGAACCACGAAGGTCTTGTAGTGTAACTCTACCACCTTCTTCATACGCTTTATCTGTTTTCTTTAGTTGGGATACAATATCTATATGAACACCAGTACGAACCGAAATAGATCTTAACTCTTTCATAAGAGTATCAATAATGATGCGTTCAGAGTTACCACCATCAATATCTTTTTCGTTAACACCAATAAGACCAGCTGCTGCTGCTGTAATGTGATCTAGAATAATAACATCAACCATCAAAGAGGTAGCCATGAACTCTATACGAGCTAGTAAATTAGCCATAGCATTGTTACCAAGATGGTCATAGATAAAAAGGTTTGTCTTACACAATGTATCTTTAGCTTTCTGATACTCTTCTTCAGTAAGATCATCAAAGATAGTGACATTGATTTTTTCTCGTCCCATCTTAACTTGTAAAGCATTCATCATACGAGAAGCTCTAATGGCTCGTACTGGTTTGTTTAACAACAATGATATAAGATCATCCATTGTTTCTTGAGGTGCTTCCTCAAGCATGATACAACCAACACTACGACCATCCACAAGGTGATTGATAATCAGTTCTCTTAGGATTGTTGACTTACCAGACCCAGTACCACTAGCCCATAAAGTAATTTCACCGCTTCGTTGACCAATTAAGAACTCACTGAGTTTTGGAAAAGGAAATGGATAAACACAGATGTCTTCGATATTCTGAGTGTCATTTACAATCTTAGAGATGTGTAAGATTTCATCTGGAGAATACGATTGAGCTTCCCATAAACAGTTTACCAATGTCTTTGATTGAGAGTTCATAAGACACTCATTGGCATCCTTATATGGCAGCTTTGCAATCTTACACTTACCAGCAGGAAGAATATCTGCAACATCTCTAGATGCTGTTTGACCAGCTTCATCCATATCAAAACACAAGATAACTTCAGAATAACTATTGACAAATTCTAGGTTATCCTTGATTGATTTTACTGCTGAAGCAGCACCATTGGGTAGAGATACAACAGCCCATGTTCCACCAAGAACTTGGTTTACCGTCATGCAATCAATCTCACCCTCAGTAATAATTAAACGCTTACCACCATTAGTTTTCCAAAGGTGTTGACCAAACAACTCTACGCCCCTAGCAGAACCCTTCCATGCAAATTGTTTATCGGGACCTCGTAAGTGTTGACCAACTAACTTACCATCCTTGTAGTAGTTTGCAATGTGAACCATCTTACCATTAACTTTGGCAAGTTGATAGTTGTACAATCTACAAACTTTTTCACCTAATTGTCTTTCGTTTTGAAGTAAAGATATATCACCAAATGAACCACTCAAAGGAATAAAATCTTTTACCTCAATAACACTTTCTTCTATTTTCATATTATTTCCTTTATAGTAACCACAACTAAAACAATAAACATGATCTGAGTAAACAGCTAAGTTATCGTTTGAATTATCATTACCAAATTGTTGACACCGGGGACATCCAGTTTTTTTTATGTACACAGAATCAGTCAATATACCTCCTTGAAGGAGGGTGTGATAGATTGTAATCTATTAAATTTATAGACCCACAAAATATCACACCCATCTCTTCAGCGTTAACAGTTTACTTGTAAGATAAAGTAACCCTCAGAATTTTTTTCTGCCCATTGCTTGGTAACATACAGGGAAATGATTTGAGTATCATCTTCCCATATCTTTCCATTCATGGTGTCTAAAACCGCTTTGGCAAAGTTATCAATATCTGGCCTAGGATATTCCCTGTCTGTCTTCTTGGGTTGTTTGACAAACAACTCAATAG